AAAGTAGCATATAATAGCCCCTGTGGGAAGTACTGACTAATATAAGTTCCAGATGTTTTAGTCACTAAACTTTGAGGCACCATATCGTAATATATTCTATGCATATAATTAGCATCTGGTGTAGGAGCCAGATAGAGACCTCCTGAAGTAGTGGATGAAGTTCCCGTAGCACCCCCAAACATTGCATAATATTTAGGAAATCCTGTAACATCCTGGGCTGTTTGGCCCCCTGATGAGCCTGTGGATCTATTAACATATTCACTTAAATAGGTCTGGTCTTTTTTCTGTAACCATGTTCCAGGACCTGTGGTAACTGATGTACTATTAAAAACTTCTACTCCACGCACAAATACTGTTCCAGTATGTCCTTTGGTTCCTAATCCAGGAACATTAATTGTATTATCATCAACCGCTAAATTTCCTTCACTGACAAATCTATTATTGTCACTGGGAACATCATAAAAAATTCTAAATTCTGCATTTTCAATAAACTGATCTACAATAGTTGTAGTTAAAACATTCGAATCGGTTTCAGTATAAGCTAGAATCGCTGCTTTTAAAGTTGTGTATGTAAATCCAGCCATTACTTAATAGCCTCCTCACAATTCGGGCAACTTTTTTTAAATCTATTGTGACCCTTACAATGTAAAGGTTTTGGTTTAGGAATGGGCTTCACTACTTCTTCTCCTATATTTTCTGGGAGTGCCTTCGAAGTTTGTCCAAATAATTTTTTCAATAATTTTTTTAAATATTTAATCATTACGGTCTATCGTTTACAGGTCCGCCGAAAACGAAAAATCCTCCTCCGGTTGCTATACTAGTCGCAGCACTGACTAAAGTAAAACTAAATTTATTACTAAAAGTCACCGTAGTTCCAGCATCATCGACACGTGTTTCATCAATTTTAGTTATTTCATATGATCCATAAATTTTTTCTCCAGCATCATGAGCCACTGCTGTTGTTGAAACCGGAGTATTTCCCTGGGAAGGAGCTGCGGTTCCTCGCGTACAGCCAGTTAAAGTATGTGTGCTTCGGCCAGTATATTGAATTGTTTCACTCGTAATTCTTCCATATGCAAGAGAAGCGGTATCCGTATTAGTTGATTCAATAACAATATATCCTGCTGTAGGAAAAGCTGATCCGTCAGTTAAAACAATAGAAGTATCTGTAGCTGTAATAGTTGTAGCTAAAGTTGTGTTTAGTTCAAAAGTAGAAACTGCGACTCCCCCCACAGGATCTTTAACTTGATAAAATCTAACTGCGTCTCCTGTAGATCGTCCATGATTCGTTTGTGTTACTGTTACCGTAGTTCCAACTTCTGTTAAAAAAGGATTATCATTTAAAGGAGCAGGAGTAGGTAAAGCTACTCTTGTAGGTCTTGCTCTTTGTAAAGCTTGTGGATCCGCACTTGTCGGTTTAGGATCTAATTGAGGTTGTTTCGGTTCAAATTCTGAATGATGAACCCAGGCTCCATTCCATTCCCTTACCATCTCAAGATAAGGAAAAACTAAACCAGATCTATCTGATACCGCTAATGCATGTTTTCCTGAAGCAAATACAGCCATAACTACGCGTTAGGATAATATACTTTAGGTACAATATA